TGATAGTCCACCTATCATATGTATTAAACCGAAGCCGTAAAAGCCTAAACCTGGTAAATATTTATAATGAATGAAGTAAACTCTCTTGTTTTGTAACTTATCGTCTTCTTTCCAATTACGTCTTATCGCTAAAACTTGAGATGTAGAGCGATCTATCGTAATTATGTAAGGTAATTCTATTTCGTCTTCGTCATTTTCTAAATTATAATCTACATGAAACTCTAAAACTTGTCTTACATGATCACTAGCGTTCCCCATAACGCCATCTATTTCATCTATAGTCTGCTGAACTCTGCTTTCATCTCCACTATCTGAAGCATCTGTTAATTTAACGTTGCGATAAAAACCTGATTTTATGTATCTCTTAACATCATTAGTAGTAAGTTTCATTGTTTGAGTGTATCTAGGACTTGTATCTAATTCTGTAGTAGTATAAGAAACTACTAAATCTTCAGCAGGTATAAATTTTGCGCATACATGATCTGTAGCAGTGTCGTAGTAAACTTTTTTAAATGCAGAACCAGCTAAAGATAAGTTAAATAACATCTGATCTAACTCACTAAAATAATCTGGCATTAATTGAGTAATTTGATAGTTCATAAACTCTTGAACTCTTTGAGCTTGTCGTTCTCTTTCTTCAGTTATCTTTCCTATGATTTGAGTTTTAACAGGGCCTCCTGGTGGAAACATTTCAGCTACAGCTCTAGCTTGAAACTGAGTTGCTGCTTCTGCCATTAATGGATTATGAACACCCGAAGCGCCAGGGAATGGGTCATCTCTATCTTCAGAAATAACTCCTAACATTTTTAAACCTTTAGAATATTGATCTTCCCAATCTTTTCTTGAAGCTTTATCGTTTTCAAATTTATTTAACAGATCAGAAGATATTTCCGATAGTTTATCAGCTAAATTAGCATAGTGATCTGTTTCGTAAGGATTTTTATATTCCTCTTCTTCTTTTTCTTGTTCTTCAGAAATATCTACTTCGATAGAACCGTCTTCATCTACAGTTAATAATTCTTCGTTAATATTTTCTGCCATTTGAAATTTCTCTTTGTTTTTCTACTTGTTTAGTAATAGGTAGATTTATAAAATTAGTTCGTAACTCAAAAAATTTATCTGCCCATTGAGAAAGTCTATCTGTTAGAAATTTTATATGTAAATCTTTTTCTTTTATCTGTTCTTCTTTTAATGAAAGATCTGCTTGAAGTTTGTTATTTTCTCTCGCTAATTTTTTATTTTCTTTTCTAATTTTATCTATTTGACTTTCCTCTTTTGTGGCCATTATTTTTTACCTTTCTTTTTAGTTTTTTTCTTCGTACCATCAGGGTTTCTATTTTTACTTTTCTTACCCTTTAAGATATCAGAATCTACTTTGGCAGCTTTACCACCTGTAGTAGCTGAGTTTACTCTAGCCATCGCCCATGCGTGTGGAGAAGCACCTGTTCGGTGTCCCGAAGTTCTATGAGCGGCTAGTCCTCGATTATATATTTTTCTTAACGTAGATACAGACTTACCTGTTTTCTTTGCTTTATTTTGAAGTGCTTTAGTTACTTTTGACATTACCCGTACATCCTTTTAAATCTTGCTGTGTGTATACTTTTTTTAGCGCCTCCCTTATATCTTCCTTTAGAATCTAAATCGCCAGGAAGGGCGCCCTCTCCTTTGTAATTTTTATTCCTCTTTCTAATCGCTTTAGCTCTAGCACTGCGAAGCTTACCAGATGTTCCACTAAGATATTTTTTTGGAACGCCTTTTTCTTTTGGTGCTTTTTTTAATTTTTTTCTTTTTTTTACCATTCGATATTTGTTTCGTAAATAGAGCCCTTAACATCTCCACCTTTTCCTAGCTTGACGTAATCTAGAGTTAGGATCTTTTGCAGCCTTAGGAAACATTTTCATTTGTCCTGCGCTTCTAGCACAAAAAGATTTTCTTCTTTTTGCTGCTTTACTTCCTTTTTTAACTTTCCCTGTAACTGCAGTTTTTAATTTAGAGCCAGGGTTTTCTCTGCGATAACGAGCTACACCAGCCTTAGTCATACCTGCACCCTTTTTAGTAGGGCGAAAATATTTCTTAGTCTTCGGTGGCTCTTTTCCTCGCTTTCTGGCCATTAGTCATCGTCATCAGGAAACTCTTTCTCAAGATCAGATTCGATTTCTATGATCTTATCATCATCTCCTGCTTCTTGTGCTTCCTCTAGAAGTTTTCTTAATTCTTCGTATCTACTTCCGCCCATGACTATTTCTTTTTCCTTAACTTCATCATCTTCATTTTCATCATATCTTTTTTAGACATTTTCTTTTTAGTCATCTTCTTTTTCTTAGTTCCGCCCTTTTTCATCATAGCTTTTTCAATAGCCATAGAACGTTTCTTTTCATAAGAAGACATCTTTCCGTCTTTGTTTAAATCGCCTTTCATAGTTTACCCCTTAATTTTAATGACCATCATGCCACTTATTTTCATAGGTGTTTCTTGCATGCTTTCACTGGTTATTTCTTTTCCTGGATTATTCATAGCTTTAACTAACATCTCATCATCTTCACGACAAGCTGGATACTTGTCATAAAAACGATCATCTTCATCTATTAAAGCTTTCGCATAATTAGGAGAATTTTTCGCCGGCATAGGTTTGGTCGCTTTGTACATACTTGCCATAATGAAATTACTATAACAATCTTTTATTAACTGTAAAAGGATTTTTTCTGTATTAAACGATAAGGTTTATCGTCCCATTCTTCAT